ATATTGAATATGATGGTTCACAACATTTTGGAAAAGTAAACTTTCCTGAAAGCTCTTTAGAAGAAGTACGTATTAGAGATCAAATTAAGAATAAATGGGCATCAGAGCATGAAATAAACTTCTTGAGTCTTGAGAATTCCTTATTCTTTAAGTATTAGTATCATTAAACAAATTATTAAGAATATAACTATTAACAAATCATTAATCGGATTAGTGGAGAAGTTCAATCTGTATTTCATTGAAGAGAGTAATCGTACAATTTTTAATGAAGAGTCATACTATAATTAGAGGAGTAAAGAAATGGGTCTTAAAACAAATGTATCAGCACTCAAGGGCGAAGCTATTGGTATCTTCAAAGATGCTAAAGATATTCTAGAGAGTATGAATGAAGTAAACGAGTGGAATAGTGTAGAAGAAATTCTTACTAATATGGATAAGCTTAATGCTGTTATCCTAAGAGTTATTTCTTCAGTAGAAGTAGCTGCAGAAAATTTGAAAGCTGATTACACTGACATTAAATCAGGTGATAAACTGGAAACTGCTACAGCTATGTTAGACGATGCTATTAAACTTCCCTTCTGGCTGGAGCTAATTGACGGAGTTGTAATTAAGGTAGCTATTTCTATGGCTATCTCGTTGATGAATCAAACTGGAGAAACTAAGTTTGATAAAGAACAAGCTATTGAGATACTTAAAGGTGAGCTTTTCCCCATCGTTGGGGGTCTTCTAGCCCACAAATAGCAAATATACAACGGGATTGCTACTAATCAAAGTGGTAATCCCGTTTTCTTATTAGGAGGAATTATGTTATTTTATGATGAAAATGATATCTTAGGTGAACAGAGAGGTGTTAGAGACGGTACTGGACCAAATAGTAAAACAACAAAAACACCTAAAAAAGCTAAAGATGGCTCTGGTCCGAATAACAAAACGAATAAAGCTAAGAACGCTTTGGACGGTTCCGGTCCTAATGGTAAAGGAAGAAAGAACGAAACAGACGACTGTAGAAACCCATAAGGTAATCAAATATGTTATTTTATAATGATGAAGAGAAAGATAAAATTCTATCCGAGGGGGATGGTGGGTTTGATATGGGCGCTCCTGAAGGCGATGACGCTGGTGATGCTCCCCCCGAAGGTGAAACAACTGACGATAATCCTCCTGACGATGATACAGGAGGAGATGATGCTGGTGGTGATACTCCTGGTTTAGACGATGCAGCAGAGGGAGGAGATGATGCTGGTGGTAAACCAGTTGATGATATTGAAGCTCAGAAAAAGGTTACATTGTTCGGTGAATTTGAGGAATTAACGTCTACTTCTGATGAACTAACATCTGTTATCAAGCAATATACAATCAGTAATACCGCATTGGATGAGAAACTAAAAGAGGTTCTCAATGCAATGACTGATACTCTCAACGATACTAAAGAAAAATTGAGAAATATCATGGTGAACCAGTTTTCATCAACAGACTATAAGGCACTATTATATCTGTATTTAACACTGAAAGCTACGGTGCTTACTGTATCTGACTTAGCCAATAAAACTATCAGAAATAAGTCTTAATTTTACAACAATTTATTGAACGATAAAAGATAGATTTAATTTAAGTATCATGAGAATCTTGTTTATTAAAGATTTTCTTATGCTATAGCTTATACGAATCTACTGCTATATCTAAAACACTCAAAAACACTCAGTCTTGTCGCATGCCAAGTGACAGAGGATTGCCGTCCTCGTAGTATGGATTGAGAATTTATAGTTAATTCGTTCTAGGTTTGGTTCCGGAATCGGAGCCTCATATTATTTAAATCTTTCATAAAGGGATTAGTAAAAATGATTCAATATCAGACTACTACTCTATCCAGTGGCAAGAAGGATGGTTTCTACGAAGTACTGCAAGAATGTAAAGCAGCGTTTGAAGAAAACCATATTAACATTCTTGGCGAGGGATACCAGGAAATCGTAAGTGACGACACTCTGTGGGAGGACTACAAAACGCAGATGTTGAAAGGCGTTGATCCTGATGAGGTCGATCAACTCGACCAGTTACTTGAAAACAGCAGATTGTCTACACTCCAGGAAAGCCTTTCTGGAATTACGCCGATCTCCTCACTATCAGTTCCCACTATCCGGAAACTGTGGCCCCGAATGGCAATGAAGAATGCTCTGCCGACAGAAGTTGTAAAACTTCCTAAGTTCAGTATCTCATATCTTCTTCCGTTCCTCATTAAAGATGGTGTAAAACATTATCTTCCCGAAGCTATCATGGCTGGCGGTACTGGTGACGCACTTGTAGAGGGTCAACCTCTCTATGATGGTGAAATCCTGATTGCTGACTTTGATCCAGGTGCCGGAGTTGTTGATGGCGCTGGTAAAGGTTTCAAACTGCTCGAAACTCTCCCTGGCGGTGCTGTTGCTTCTTCTGCCCTTGGCGATAGTGTAGATCCTGACTTCTGGCTCACTGGAATTCTCATTGAGACTACTGATACTCAGGGAACACCTGTTGTTGCCGTTGAAGCCATTACCAATCTTCGTATTGGAACTGGTCTGAATGGTGATATCTATTACGAAGTTTCCAAATATGCTCAGTATGATATTGACAATGCTGTAGCCCCTGCGACTGTTGTTGCTGGTGCAGTAATGTCTAAAGATATCCTGATCGGACGTTTGGATCGTGATAAAGGTACTTTGACTCTTGCCTGTACTGGTGGACTTGTCAAAGGTGTTACTATTAAAGGTAAACTTTCTGCTGAATTCAACCTTCATACAGAATCCGTTTCTTTTGATATTAAGACCAGAGACGTTACCATTGGAACTGGCGTCCATTTAAATGCTCCTCTGCCCATCGAGTTCTTGAAAGATGTTATGGCAATGTACAACGTTGATGGCGCTGCCAAAATCGTTGATATCATGACCAACGTCCTTGCTCTGAAACTTGATAGAGAGTGTTCTGAATTTATCAAAGAGGCTTTCATTCGTGATAGTAAATATACTGGTCAGTTTGATTGTCGTCCTTACGCTCAGTTTGCTGGTACTCCGAAACAGTGGCGTGAAATGCTCAAAGATACCATTGATCATCATTGTCAGAAATTGAAACAAGACAATATGTATCAGGGTGGTAAGTTTGTTATCGTTGGTAATGATCTTGATATCGCTTTGATTCCCAATGTATCTTGGACCTTTACTGGAACTACTGCGGAACGTTCTGGTGTTGAAGTTGATTACAAGTTGGGTGCTACCACTGGTGTTCATAATTATGAAATCATTGGAACAACCTCCTTTACTCAGGGTTCATTGTTTATCTTTTATGTTTCTTCTCAGGACGAGCAGATGACATACAAGTATTTTCCATATTCATTTAATGTAGAGAAGGGTTATCAGGATCCTAATTATGCCTACGTGCCAAGCCTCATGATGGCAAAAAGACATAAGCTCGAAGTCTTTAAGGACGCAATTATAAAGATCGACATCCTGAACAACAGTGGAGACATGAACTTCGGTACTTGATACTAGAAAGTTCATAACTTCCATCCCTTTATAAAGTAGACATAACAAAAAAAGAGTGCTCACTCTACTCTTAACATATTAACCCCACTATCCTTTCTGGCAGAAGGATAGTGGGGTTTTGTTAGTATTTTTTTACAAATGTCATATTTCCACAATCATATATTCTTAAGAAATTATGATTCAGCATATTCTTATGCTCAGAAATATTTTTATCGAACTCTTGCAGAATATTCTCAAGTTTATGTTTCTGATATTTAACTCTTGTTTCCCTAATAGTTTTGTGAGTATTTACAAAATACCAATAGGTAGGGTCACTATCATGGGTATGTCTAAAACCTAGTTTGTCATATAAAACTCCGGTTCCCCATCTTTTATCACAATAACTTATAATATTTTCAGGTTCTTGCCATCTTTCAAAAGCTTTAAGAAGTTTACTTGCTCCTCCAACTATATTATAGCCTGATAACGGACAATATCTAAGTAATTCCCATTGGTGGATCTTAGAAAACCTTGATTTTATAAAAGTCATTACAGCAACAAGTAATTCATCATGATAAAGACCGAGCTTTAAACTACTTGGAGCAGTACCTTGAATATGATTTTCTATAAGAAATGGTTGGCTATCGAATTTATCTATTTCAAATACTTCACACTTTCTAGCAAATACTTTAGTAGTATTAATATTTAAAGCATGCTGTATTCTAGACTTTACAATATCTTTTTTATAATCCCATTCATCTTCAAATATATGAATAAGTCTTATATCTTTTTCTTTACATAACTTAGTCTTTATAATATGATAATTATTTTCCAGATGTAATTCGCTATGCCAATAAAGACCATTAAACTCTATAGCTAATTTAAACTCTGGAATAAATATATCTACCTCGAAAGGGTTAATGACAGACTTTGTATTAGCCAATATCTCTCCAAAATAAACAGACTTAATAAAATTCAAAACTTCTGTTTCTTTCTTAGATACACTCTTAGAACATTTTGTACAACCATGACCTAGTCTATGGTTATTTGGAGTTTGATAAAAGACCCCATGTTTAGGGCATATAATGCACACCTTCGTATGAATATCAATATAAATGGATTTATCATAATTGTATTTACCTTTATGAATCTCAACGACTTTTGTTAACCATTGATCCTTTGTTATACTCCTAAAGGCTGAAATACTTTTATTAGCACATTTAGTACATCCATTTCCTTCTAAATGTTTTCTAGGTTGTTGTTCAAAGTCTCCATGTTCAGGACAAGTAATATGTATTTTGGTCTTAGCATTAGTATACTTTACATTTTCATATGAATAATAACTTTTATGTTTTTCTTTTGCTCTTTTTATGAATGATTCTGTAGTAAGTTTACCAGTCTTCTCACATTTAGGACACTTACTTCCATTCATATGCTTAAAGGGAATTTGTTCAAAGTCTCCATGTTTAGGGCAAGTTATACAAACCTTTGTGTTATATCCATTATATACTAATTTATTATAGTTATAATAATTTCCGTGTTTTTCTTTTGCCCTTTCTATGAATGATTCTGTAGTAAGTTTGGTATTAGCCATATTTTCTCCATTTAATTAAAATTTTCACACGTACCTAAC